TGATGTAAATTATCCAAAAGCACCAGAGATACGGCCTTTGTATAATATCCCGAACATTTTAGATGCTTCGGAAGTTATCTGGGTCGAGGGTGAAAAATGTGCAGAAACACTTAACGATTTAGGTTTTGTTGGTACTTGTACGCTAGGTGGAGCAGGTTCCTTAACAAGAAACAATAGTGATAAATTTGATTTTACACCACTTCGGGGTAAAAATGTTCTGGTTTGGCCAGATAATGATGCTGCAGGTATACGCCTGGCGGAACTTGTTCGGGAATTAGTTATGGAGTCTGATGCTAATTCTGTAACTATGTTAATGCCTCCTGTTGATAAACCTCCAAAATGGGATGTTGCAGATGCCGTTCAGGAGGGTTTTGATATTCATAGTTTTATTAAAAATAACCGAACGAATGTTCATAGAAGTATTAATTTACTGGATGATAGTTTATTAGTATCTCGGTTTTCAGGAAATGCACCAATACAAAAATTTCTAGTTGATGGGACATTACCTATCGGGGTTCCTGTAATATTCGCTGCTGCTGGAGACTCGGGAAAAGGTATGATGACATTGGATTTGGGTATGAAAGTAGCGTCAGGTCGGGGTTTAACACAATCGTTCGGGGGTTCTATAAAAGAATTTGGAGATGTTGTAATCTTTACAGCAGAGGATGATGAGTCAGAAATGCACAGAAGGATTGAAAAACTTGATCCTGATAATTTACGTTTTCAATACCCGAACAAATTACATATTGTTCCCCTTCCTAATTTAGGAGGCGTGTTTCCTATTTTAAAAGAAGATATGGGTACATATATAGAAACAGATGAATTTAAAAAAATATATCAACAGGTTATTCAACTTAAAAATTTAAAATTAATTGTGTTTGACCCGTTAGCATCATTTGTTCATGCTGATGTAAACTCGGACCCTGCTGCGGGTGCTTCATTAACGGGGTTATTATCTCGATTAGCCACAGAAACAAACGCAACAGTCTTAATGTGTCATCACATGTCTAAATTACGAGAGGATGGCACTATATCAAAGCCTGAACAAGCACGGAATATGATACGAGGAACTTCTGCATTGGTTGATGGGGTGCGTTGTGCGTTTGCGTTGTGGCAAATAGATGAAAAATCGGCAAAACAAAGATGCTTTGATTTAAACGAAGAATATCAGCGTAATCGTTGTTATGATGGAGCAGTTGTAAAATCTAATGGGCCAGCAAATCGTGAAATACGAAAATTTGTTCGGGATTTGGACACAGGTTTATTGGTGGATAGAACAGATATTATCAATGATTTTGAATTAGGTTCAGACAGGAATGTACGTCTTAATGCTTTATTTTCATGGATTGAATCCTGTGAAGAAAATGGTCGGGCTTTATGTCAACGGGGTGGTGCAGATTCTGTTTCTGCAAGATTAGATGATAATGATGCACCACAAAGTTTACGAACTTTAAGCACTTCCTCTATTGATCGTTTAATACAAACATTAATTTCAGAAAACAAAATTGCAAAATATTCTTTTACTATTACTGGTGGTCGTAAATGGCTCGGAACTTTATCGGGTGCTATGTCCAGAGGTCAGTATGAGGCAACAACAGCGAGGGATAATGTAGAATGAAAAAATATCGAACAGAATTATTAAAAAAGGCGAACAATTTAATTACAGGTAATCGGGCGAAGGATTATGGAGATGCCAGAGAAAATCACCAGAGAATTGCTAATATCTGGTCAGTTATTCTGGGATATGATATTAAACCCGAACAAGTGGTCGCCTGTATGATCGGAGTAAAGTTAGCCCGTCTTGCCAATACAATGAAAAAAGAAGATACTTGGGTAGATATTATCGGGTATGGTGCATTGGGCGGTGAGTTTGTTAAAAAGAAAAAGAGGAAAAAACAATCAAAATGAAATTGAAATCATTTATTTCAAATAAAGAGTTATATATTTTTAAACCAAAAGCACAGGAAAAACGAGAGGCACAAAAGAGAGTGGTGCTGGAAAAGATTTGTTCGGAATGTGAAAGCAATCATGCTTGGTATAGTAATGATGGCGGTTTATCTTGGCAGTGTTGGCATCATAAAAAAAATTAATGGATATTTATGTTTTAGTTGTAATGGTTGGGTTAGAACGCAAAGCAGAATATTTTTTTACAAACCCGAACAACTGTTCCGCTGCAGCAAAACAAATTGATTTGTCAAAATATAATATTCCATTAGGAACATTAGCACCTTACAATAAAATCCGAACATTTTGTTTTAGAAAACCTGGTGAGCAAAAACAGATTATTTGGGGAAGATTAAATTGATTACAACAAAATCAACCTGTTTTTGCTCATAAAAAACGCATTTTAAACGTCATAGAGTACATGAGTCAATATGCTTTGGTATGATTGTACCCTTAAAATTTACTTTAAACACCTTTTAGTTTATAATCATGTATAATCGTTCCATGTTTTTTGCTTCCTACTTTACATGGATTGACCCATATACGTTTATTATTTTGCCATCTCCAATGCCCTCTTCGCATGTGTTCTTTTTTTGGAGTGCCATGACCCGTAAAATCATTTTTGGTAATTTTATGACCCTTTGGTTTTGGCAATTCTATCGTAACAATTTTGTATTCATTTTTTGGTGTGTTTATTCCATATCGAAGATGTGAAATTTTTTGTGTTGGTTTTGTTGGTGTTTTAACAATAAAATCATAATTCAACATGGATATTATTGTTACTAAAAATCTAGCATCACCGCTCATGCTTATTAATGAACGATTTATCATCTCCTCATTTGATTGCTCATATCCTCGTTTAAATTCCTCATCTGATAATGTGCAGTTGAATAAAGCAGATTGTGCAAGTTGAAATCTATTTGATAATTTGTTTAAAAAATATTTTTTCCATTTTCGATTTTTTGTATCTGTAACTAATTTTTGCCATATATCGTCATCTTTGTCTTTTTGTTTATCGTATGACGATAAAAAAGACATTCTTTTTTGGCCTGTATAATCATCAAATAATG